AGAAACCTGACGCAAAACTTTTTATACCTGATGCCAAACTCATAACCAAATCTCTCTATTAGAGGAACGCAAACATTGCTGCTGCACCGAGGGTGCCGAGCGCGCTGTACGTCTGTGCTTTACTTTGTGCTCTCGCATTCTTATAGGCGGACTCACGGCTCGCTGCTGCACCAGCAGCATTACCTAACGAGCTAAGCGACGAGCGGTTAACGCCCTGGCCAATATCGATCAAGTCCGCCATCAGCGCGCGGTTCGCATCTTTCTGAGCTATACGCGCGTCATTAACGCCCTGAATACCACCAAGCGTAGTGCCCATTGCGAGTGATTGTTTCTGCTGTTGCATTTGAGCAGGGGTAAGCGCTGCGCCATAACGTCCAGCGTTACGATCAACAATCCCTTGCATCAGCTGATTAGAGTTCTCTCGATCTTCAACAGCCTGGTCGATTAAGCTCGTATCGTTCTGCGCCTTATTTATAAGGTCTAGTTCGATGGGCCGAATGTCCCGCACGTAATTTGCGTAATCCGCCTGCGTGATGTTTGCAAGGGTCTGTTCAGGATCTACACCATCACTGTTGTAAGCTGTAAGCGCCGACCTTTGAGTCGAGCCCCCACCGATAGTAAAATCGAAATCTTGTGTTTGTCCGAATCTCATCCCTTATACCTATCAACAGCATTAAAGAAATCATCAGCTTTGTTTGGCTTGTCTGCATCACCGCTACCAAACATCTTTTGCCCTGCTGCCCCAGCAATTTTAAGGCCCGCATCGAGCTTGGCTTGCTTTGTGAGCAGCTTGTTCCTGGCTTTATCTAGCGTGCGGTTGGTGCCAATGTTAGTAAGCAGAGACATAGAGTCTGCTGACGCTGCGGTTTGGCCCTGTGCAGAACCTACAGCCGCCGCACCGCGTTTGTTTTGAACATCGAGCGCGCCCGCTGTGGCTTGCCCAAGAGTCGATTGATACGCACCAGAAAGATCACTCGCTGTGCCGCCTGCGTTTTGTGTAGCTGCATAGTTAGGCGTCGATGTCAGTCCTTGCATCACATCAGCGTTTCCACGCCCGCGCGCCAAGTTCTTTATGTCATCGGTAAGAGAGTCTTTTAGCTCAGCCACATTTAAAGGTGCGTAGTTCTCGTTAAAGAACTCTGCTTTCTCAGCCGCGATTCGCGACTCAGCTTGTTCAGCAGCGGAGGCTTTGTAATCTTGCTTCTTTGGTTTGCTTCCCATTACACATCTCTCGTATAAACAATAGTGTCGATCTTCCAACCCTGTTCTAAAAAATACTCTCGTAGCTCAGGTACTGCTGACCGTGTTTCTATATTTATGTAGCCTTGCTCTCTCGCCTGCGCTACAAAAAAGTCCTGGTGCTGGGCTACGAGATTCATCCCTCGCTTCTTAGCCCAAGCCAGCCAAAGCAACATCGTTCTCTGGCCGGTGAATGCATCTGTTTCACCCGTAGTAACTACAAACCCATCTGCTGTAGTCCAGAGCGTTGCTGCTCCAGCCTCGCATGCTGCGTACACATCACCTGCTGTAAACGTCAGCATTGGATTCGCATCCAAAATTTCTTGTATCGCCGGTAACACCCAATGTGCATTACAGGTAATATCTGTTTCGACAGGGTTACTATCCGCCCCGACCGTATCTATTTCGCCTAGCCCGCCAAGCTCCAGCTGTACTGCCTCCATACTTCACCTTCCTAGCCACTGCGGTATCCGCATTGCGCGACCTGCGCTCAGCTTCCTCGATACCATTAGTAAATAGCTGCCCATACACTCCAGCAGTCTGAAGGTCAGACCACTCTTTGTTGGGCATTCGTAGTAAACGGAACAAAGCTCCGTTGACGATTGTGTCTCGGTAGTCGTTCATTACCGCGTCATCACAAGCTGTGCTGGTGTGAGTAGGGCGCAGTACTGCTCTAAGAATCGTGCTGCTTACACCAGTCGTAGTGGGTATTGGTACTAACAAGAAAGTCGAAGAGGTGTACTGAACAAAATACTCAGGTACGCCATTGCCTTCACGCCACTTTGGTATCCGCTGCTCTAGCAGGGTAGTGGTTATAGGCTCAATGTCTTTTCCCAGGTGTGTAACCCACAGCACTTTTTGAACCGACGTACCCGAGGGTGGCTCGAGGTCGTATTCAAAAATGTTAGCCACCGTAGTAACGGGGTCGAGCTCAGCTTGATACGCATTAGAACGCTGACAAAACTCGATCACAGAGGATCGAATGTTGCTCTCGACTAGTGTGTCAGGGCAACCTGGGACCATAGGTAAGATCTCAGGTAGTAGCGCTTCATAAGCAATCGCCATTCATTACACCATTTGGCTAGTGGGTCTGCGTTCCAAGTTTGGGTTAGTCACGGCGTCGAGCTGGCCTTTACCAGCTACAGACTGCGTAAATAACTGGAAGTGACTGTTTGCACGGTCTGCGTTGCCTGCGTACTCGGCGTCCTTCATGTAAGCCATGTACAAAACGTAGTTCATTACTGCGTTCGCGAAGATGTCAGGGATCGACAGGGCTCCGTTCTGGGCAACAGTAGTTGGGTTCGATGAGTAAACAATCTCAAGGTAAGCATTACCGGCGACGCCAGGGTAAACGTAAAAGTTCCTTGGGTTGCTCTCTTCATATATGTAGTGCTTGACGATATTGGTGTGTGCAGCATCGCCTGCTACCGTTGGATCATGCCAATCAGGTGTCTGACTGTTAAGAACCTCGATATCTACTAAACGAACTGATCGCTTTCCGGTGCCGCCGCTAGCTGCTGACATGTTTCGTACTACCTTCAAGAGGCGGTTGCCGCCGGAAGGGATGTCCTGCTTAGTTCCAGTCGCTAGGGTGATGGTCGAGTTGACCGCTGAAGCGTCAGGCTTCATCAAGGCAATCTCGCGCTGGGCATCGTTAATCCATAAAACAAGCTCATTTACGACAGGCCATCTAACACCTGTTGTGTCTTGAAGTACGGTTTGTACTCGATCAATTACGCTTTGAACTGTGACTGCCATGATATTTTACCTATGAGTTAAGAATGGATTCCCAAGCGGCTTCTCGGGCATCAGTGTCAATTGTCTTACCCATTGCTCGATTAACAGCTGCAGCTTTAGGGTAACCATCTGCTTTAAAGTTTTTTGGATCGCCTTCATCCATCATCTTTTCGAGGACGGTAACCAAAGTAGGGTTGGTTTCAGTTGTGATCACTTCAACAACTTCTTCAAACACCGCTATTTCAGCATTTACCTCTTCGACGTATTTGTCGTTGTATTCCTTGGCACCCATTTGAATGGCAATTAAGCCAATCTCATCAGCGATTTCTCGAGGAACTCCTGCTTCAAACAAAACGACGGCCCCGCTAAGGGTCGCCACTCGTAAATCTTCGCCACTAACAATCTTCATGATTAATAGTCCTGGTTATTTCTTCTTGGTTGGTCGCTTGCCGGTCTTGTTCCAAGCATTCATATACGATCGCAGAGACATGCCTGTCGCTTTTAACTGAGAGGCATCTACGTTCGCCATCTCTCGACCCTTGTGAGTAATGGTCTTGGCAGAACCTACACCGAACTTAGAGCGCTTAGGTGTCTTAGCGCCGCCTTTAATGACGCTCGAACCCGCAGGGATCATAGATGCGACTGTTGCACCAGCCATAACTTTGCCTGTTCTGCTCATACCTGGCTTAGGTGCTGTGTTAGCACGGCGGCTGTTTGGGGCTTGGCCTGTACGAGTCGCACCGCGTGCGCCTGCTACGGGCTTTTTTCTGGGCGTGGGGGGGTTTCTAGTAGCGCCGCGCGGTTTGCCTGATGCTGTTGTAGCGGGCTTCTTAGGGGCGGGTTTTTTAGCCTCGGGCTTTACTCGAGTAGCGCCTCTTGGCTTCGGCTTCGCGCCTTTTTTCACGGCTTCTTGAACAGCTTTTTTACCAAATCTTTTGGCTGCAGCTGCTATGCCTGCTCGGCCAATCATTGCTGCAACGCCTAATAGGGGGAGTGCCATGTCATGTACCTTCTTCTATAAGTAAAAGCCCCCTCCGAAGAGGGGGCGCTTGTCTTACTGTGCAGAATCTAAGCAGATAACACCGAAGTCCTGTACGGACCCTGAAATATCAGAGTTGTACTTAGGCTTACGGAGACCGAAGATCTTGCCTACAGAGATACCAGACTGGTTGCCATAGTCGAAAGTGTCTTCGACCATCTCGGGCAGACCGATATCAGCCAATGCTAGAGCTTGAGCACCACAGAACAGAGCACGTCCACCGACTACGGAAGCATCAGCGCCCCACTTGTAGCCAGCTGCGCCAGCGTTAGATGAAGATCCAGTAGTAGCACCAGAAGTGTTAAACACATGGCGGAACTCGTGGATCATTACACCATCAACCATGAGGCTAGAAGAACCAGCGAACAGGCTGTTAGAAGCTCCACGTACACCAGCGTTACGAACGTTGGCAATGAAGTCTGCATCGAGCTTGAGGTCAGCCATTTGCTGAGGAGTAACAAACATGTGGAAAGTTTCCTGGTTACCAGCACCACGAATACCACGGATGTAGTTATCTTTAGCGAAGGCCTTCAGGTTAACGATGTGACGATACTTCAGAGTGTCACCAGCTACCAAAGCAGTAGTGTCACCAGTAAGAAGGTCGTTACCATCAACGCGAAGGTGGCGAGCTGAAGTAGGGGCAGACACGTCTGACGCAAACTCAAGATCAACCAACTCGTGTCCAGCTGTACCAGAAGTGGCACGCAGACCGCCGTTGTTTTTGTGAGTGTATGCAACACCAGATAATGACAAGAATGCCAACTGATCACAGCGGTCAGCCATTGCATAAGCAAGTGCGTCGCGAGACTGCTCACGGAAGTTAACAACTGTCTTCTGATCAGTCATGCGTCCCGCGATGCGGTTAGCAAAACGAAGCTGGTCAAGCTCAATGGTGATGTCAAACGCGCGGAGGGCTTCTTCGTTCCCTTCGAGAGTGTTGTCACCAGTGATACCGTCGCCAGTCATATCAGCGAGCAAAGTGATGTTTGCTTTTGTGCCTTTCTGGTTCTTAGTCAGCTCAGTTACTCGCTGAACCATTGCGTTAGAACCTGTACCAGCGAACTGGTTGATGAAAGATTGGTTGCGAGCAACTTTCCAGAAGTCGCGGCTCCACATTTGGAGCTGGTCACCAGTTAAGGTGCCGAAATTAGTTAAAGCCATGATGGCCTCCATTAAGTAGACAATATAATTTATGCGGCACACGCCGCCTCATCAGCCGACTTAAAGGAGCGGCTAATCCGTATTCCCGTATCGTGGGATAACGAACTAGCGCTTATTAACGAGGTGCGACCTCGACAGGTTTAACGCCTTGTGTAGGCGAATACGTTTTTTACGGCTACGGGCCGAACACATATCGTTGTGATGGACGTATGTAGAATATTAGTATAGCTAATACTACAATGCAACTACTATCTATGTCGTGCTGTTTTCTTCGCTATCTTTTTAGGCTGCGAACTAAATTGCTTACCCGCTTTAGTGTCTCGGCGCTTCTTTGCACTAGTTTTTGCATACTCTTTCTTGCTTAACGCTTCTCGGGCTTTTTTCGGTAAGTACCGCTCGCCGGTAGCTTTGCTACCCTGTGTGCTGTTCTTCCCGCTCTTAGTTCCCCATTTCTCTTTGGTCCACTTTGAGAGCGACTTCTGCGCCTTGGTCTTAGCACCGCTGTACTTACCTCCTGCTTTTTTATAACGCTGCGTGGCTAGTTGTGCTTTGCGCGCGCTCCATTGCCCAGGTCTTCCGCCGCTTGAGCCTGATTTTACCGCTGAGACAATCCGTTTCCACAATGCTTCATTACTTCTAGCCATCAGATCACCACTTAACGCGATTAGCCCAATAGGCCGCGCTCATTTTGCCCTTGGATATGTTCTTTGCATGCCGTGCTTTGAAGCTAGCACGCTTCTTACGCATCTTGTCGCCTTCACCAGCCTTGGGTTTACCCGCAGTAGACGCACCTTGCTCGCCAAACCGGATGGTTTTAATCTTGTCACCTTCTTTAGCCACCACAATGTGCGACTTTTTAGGGTGCGAGGGCGTCCTTTTAGGTTTGTTAAAGCCCGATACTCCTGCTCGGGCTAACCGTGAGTCTTTTTTGACTGGCATTTGTCACCTCATTATAAAATATCGCCTCTTAGGCGCTTTAAAGTAGCTTCTGGTAGGGCCGCGAACTCATCTTCAGTCAACGTACTAAGGTCAACACCTTTTTCGCCGTGGTTAGAGGAGCTTTCCCCTGGCAATTCTGGTGGTTGCGAGTCTGCGACCCTTAGTTTTCTCGTTACCTGGGCTCTTTTTCGAGCAACTTCGTCAGTTTTCTGCGCTTGACCAGCCAGACTTGGCGCACTTTCTTGCGTTTGATCTAGATCGTGGTCTTTTACAACGTACTTGACGGCTTTTGATAAGGCATCGACCGCTTCGTAGCCCTTCATCATGAATGCATCGCGCAATTCGACGACTTCGTTTGTAATATCTTCGCTGTAAGACTCAGAATTACGGTCAAAAACGGGGTAAGCCTCTTCCATCGCGTTCGCAGCCTGCTGAAGTGCAGTCATCTGACGGTCCTGAGTGACCGTTTGATTCATTTCTTGACGCATTTCAAACTCAAGCTGCTCGCGCTCGGCTTTTCGGATCTCTCGACGCAGCGCTACCGCTTTATCGGTCTCTCCATCGAGCACCATGTTCTGATATTCGACTTCTTTTGCGTCAAAATCGTAGGCATCAGGCGCTTCAGCTGCTTTCTCGTTCGCTGCATTGATTTCATCTAGCTGTTTCTGCAGTGCTTTCTGCTTTGCTAGCACTTCATCAAGTCGAGCCTTGGGAACCATCGTTTTTTTCGCCGGTTTTTCGGCTATTACGGGCTCTTCTTCGGTTTCTGTTTCTTCTTCTGTACTTTGTTCATCTTCAGGAACAGGGTCGTACGATTCATCTGTTATTTCTTCCGTAACTGCCTCTTCTTCCTGGGTTTCTTCAGTCTCAGCTACTACTTCTTCTGTTTCCTCGGCCACTTCAGGCTCTGGTTCAGGGGTTTCGAAGCTTAAATCCAGGGCAGGGGCGTCCTCATCCTCTGGACGGTCGGCTCCTGGCATGTAATCAAACGATATTTCTTTCTGCTCTACTGCTGTGTCTTCTTCATTACTCATATCAATATCCTATTGCTGGTTGTTTTGAGTTCTAGATTGCTGCATAGCTGTCGTAGCTATCTTGGTTGCAGCGGATGTTTCACTTTGTCCTACTCTGATGTCGTTAGTTGCGGCTGAAAGCTCGCGACGTAGCTGTAACTGCTCCTGATTCATCTGAATCTTCGCTTGCAGCTCTGCCATGCGAACTTGCGGGCTTACTTCGGCCACTTCTTGTATCTTCGCAACGTTGACAGAGGTTTCTGACTGGAGCTTCTCGACTTCTGCTTGGAGCTTCATGGTCTCAAGCTGCAAGTTCTGCATCGCCAGCATCTGCTGTTGCTGCATGACCTGCGCTTTCTCTGGAGATGGAGGCTCTTGACCAGTCATTATGCGAATACGCTTGGCCAACTCTTCCTTCTTGAGAAGATGACTGTAGCCAACGATCGCATCGTCTGGGATAGCAACACCGGCCTGTCTGAGACTGAGTGCTTCAGCAAACTGAGTCTCATCGAAGCTGTCTCTAGCAGGTGCAGACGAGACTATTACGTCGTATTCACCCAGCGTCAGGTTGTTGATGATGTCGCCCTCGGGGGTCTCCATGTTCAAGACCATAGGCTCGCGCGGCTGCATCGGATCTTCGTCGTTAGTCACCTGGATAACGCGCTGCTCGGTGTAGAAAGTTTGGATCAGGTTAAGAATCTTCTCTGCTAGGTACTGTCGACTCTTAGCTAGGTTGTCCAGAGGCACCTGAATCATAACTGCGCCACGGTTCTGCTTAGCCTGGATCGCAACGCCTGATACTTCCGCGCTATCCGTACCCATCATTGAGTCGTTGATACCAGAAATAGTCTTAATGTTTAACGCTGCTTTCTGAGCGATTCGATCTAGACCTGTTGGTATCTGGTTTGGTTGGATCTTCGTTGGAGCCTG